ACATCATCGTCCGGCGTGTCCTCGGGGAGCCCCAAAGCGAGGCACACTGCATTTTTCATGCTCGGTTCTCCTATGGTTCTGGCGTTTTCTGCCGCGTCGGACATGTCCTTCTCACCTGCTTTGTCCGTAACCTGCTTGGCGGCTTTTGCTGCAATGGCGGAGAGACCCTTCTGCGTTTCCTGCAACCACACACGCAGGCGGGGCGCTCCGGTTTTGCCCTTGATAAGTCCCTCCATCTCGGAGACGAGGGACGTGAACTTGGCGAGCAGATCGGGGTCTTCCTCGCCTTCGGTGTACTCGGCCGTCACGAAGACCTCCTCGGTCTCCACCTTCTGCCACTCCGACTCCGGCGCAATCTGCACGCCGTCCTCGGTGACTTCGTAGCCGATGATGTAAAGATCCTGCACGTCTCCACCCATGGTTTCCCGACTTGCCACCACAAACGTGGGGTAGGTACGTCTGATCCACCACCATCTGTCAGGGACAGTGGGCAGAGCCTCTTTGACCTGCCGGGTGAGATTCTCAAAGGAGCCTTCCTCGGAAAGGGGCAGGATCACGGCCATTTCGCGAGGCTCACTGCCGGATTCTTTGTTGACCTCTGACCCTTCACCTAGAACATAAGTATGCAATTCGGCGCAAGGAGCATCGTCAATCATGTAAGAGCGCAGAGATTCTGGAGTAAGCTTGCCCTCATACAACGCTATGATGTCATCGAGAGTGTTGCAGGCCGGTGGCTCTTCACCAAGAAAAGCCAATCCTCGGAGAACGCGAGGCCACACCTTACCGTTCTGGTCCGTGTAGTTGAAATACAACTCCGGGCTACGTGGACGCCACGCTCCCGCCTCGATAAGATCAGCCACTTTGCCGGGCACTTTCCGCACATCGGCCAACAGCTTATTCCCGACCCGGCGCACGTTCTCAAGCCAACCGACTGCGGGACCGCCTTCGGCCTGAGCCCACACCTGCTCACCGTGGCCCAGCTTAGCCGGACGCAGAAGGGGCAGCGCAGCGGCGGCCTCGACGATGTTATCCAGGTCGGCCTCTGTGTAGGTGTCGCCCTCGGGCGGCGAACCGCGGCCGTGAAAAGTGCCTGTGGAAAGCACCTCTACGCCCAGAATGTCCTTGGTCTTCAGCTTCATCTGCACCTCCAGTACAGCTACACTCGACGATAGGTAGCGCCCCTACCCTTAGTTCTGGGCTTGCGCGGTAGAACTACAGGAGAATCGGCATATACAGAGCCTGCCGGGTTAAACCGGCCGGCATCACTCAGAAACGCCCCGGCCCATCTATCCGGTTGGAGGACCGTGCCCCGCCAGTGAATGGTTGGCGAGAGGCGATGGTCGCAGAGGCTCGGCACCGAATGCCAGCAGGGAATCCCCATAGCCTTGTATGCTTCTGTAAGCCGGACGTCGTCGGACCGCGTGCTCTGAGCGTCGAACCTCTTAAGAACAGCAGGCAGTAGCTCCACCGGATGTGCTACACACACTGCCCACGTAGGGCCCCAATCTCTAATCCACGAGGCTCCGGCGCTAAGAGCGTCGCGGGCTCTATCGCGGGCTCTATCTCTGATGCGATCCCCCCAGGTAGTGTTCTTGCGGCCCGTTGTGTAGAGGCATATAGGTGCCCGGGCCACCACAGGGATGCAGCGCTCCAACGCCGCGATCAAATCCACGGCCGGAATCGCGTCGTCTTGCAGCACCAGATGATACGAGGCCAGCGGGTCATAGGCCGCAAGCGATTGACGAGCGTTGGCAATCAACCCGTCCCCCGGGTCGAAGAACAGCGTCCCCCCGAAACGTGCATGTAATTCTTCGGCCCACTGCCTCCGCTCGGGATGGGCCATGATAGCCACCGACACTCCATGCACCCGGCCCCGAATGTCTACCCTGTCCCCGTCCGTGAGTCCCAACACTGTACGAAGGTGAGAGGCGGAGGCCACCTCGACCGGGCGGGTGTCACGTCCCACATCCTGCCGGGAGAAATGCAAATGGCCGTTTATGCCCTCGATAATCACCGGCACGTAATGCTCTGAGGTCCGCAGATCGGGAGCGATCACACCGGGCAGCCCCTCGAACCATCTCCGGGCCGCGTCTGTCACCCGCACGTTAAGCGTGCCGGGGTAGGGCTCATATCCCAACTGGCGCCACTCAGCGGGAGCCGTTAGCTCCATGAGCGCTGATGCCTGTTGCGTGCCCGTCTCGACCGTGCCCCGTGCCCCCTGGCGGATAAGCACGGTCGGACGCCTGAGCTTGGGCCGGTCGATGGGCGGAGACTCGCAAATAACCTCAGCGGCATCGGCCATGATGCGCTCGTGCTGGGGAGCAAGGCGATATCCCGTCCTTTGCAGTACGTCCGAGACCTTGCCCTTGGCCTCGTCGGGATGGCACACCTCCACGATGAGAAGCAGACACTGACGGCGGGCCTTGCGGTATACCTCCTCCCAGTCCTCCATGTGATGCAGCACGGAGAGCATGAGAATAACGTCGTGGTTTCCGAACTGCTCTATGTTTCCGGCAGTCACCCGCGCCCGCACATGCCCCGGGTCGTCGCTCCAACGCTCATCTACGTTGGTGACTTTGGCGTTCAGGTCCTCTTGCAGCCGTGTGGTGAAATATCCGTCCCAGCCACCGATATCAAGCACGGAGAATCCCCGGCCCAGTTCGCGTTCCAGCAGGTCTCTGATGGCCTGGTAGCGCTCGGAACAGGTTCGCTCGCCTTTGACCACGCACTGACCGTCCCGCCACAGGTCCTGATACTGCTGAGCCTTGCGCTTAGGCTTTTCCTTGTTGAGCGAGTTCCACCAGTGGACGGCGTAGGCTTCCGGGTGAGGCTGCTTGAGGCGTTCTAGCTGATTGACACGAACGGGATAAAACCACGCTTCCGGAAAGATGATGAGCGCCCGCTTGCCCGCCCACTCCTTAGCCGCGTTCGTCACCAGCCGAGGCCCGCTCACCTGCCAGACGGCCGCCTTGGGATTGTCCTTCACCACCCCGGGCAGAGCGTCTATCAGACCTCGCATGAAGGGATGGCCGGGAGCCGCCCCTAAAATGGCGTTGTTGATAAGCTCGTCCTGCTTCTCCCATGCAGCGAAGCACTCCACACCTGAGAGCAAGGGTTCGATCGAGCGCAGGCATTCGAAGTCAACGTCCAGCCACACCCCGCCGTACTCGTGCAGCAGTTCATAGCGCAGGATGTCGGCGCGAAACTGCCAAGGGTGCTTGGGGTAAAGCTCCTCCGCCCTATCGAACAAATCCTGGTTGATAAGCTCCGGTAGTTCCAGTTCCTCGCCCCACAGAAAAAACTCCCAGTCCGGATGCAACCGCCTCCACCCTTCACGAAACGCTTTGTACCCCTCCGGCAGAGGCGGGCCGCTCCAGTACTGGTGGAAAACGTGAGGGATCACTTGTTGCCTCCGGTTGTATAATGAATATATGGAGTACGAATCGACGCCCCGTCAGCCGTTCGAGTGCCGCATCTGTCCGGCCTGCGGACGTAAGACTCTGGCCGTCTACTGGGACATGTATAGGTTCCGCTGTGAGTACTGCTCGTTTGAAGGCAAGATCACCAAGACGGCCGCGGGGCATTACCCGACGCCGCCCGAGGATGTGAACGTGCATCCTTGGAGAAAAGGGTACGGCTAGGGCATTACCACCGAGGGAGCGTCCCCCGGCTTCCAGTCTTTGACCTCGGATCCGTCCATATCTGAATACTGCAAGAACAACATGCATCTACAGCGCGACCCGCCCAGGCAATCATCGGCGTTGCCGTCCTGATATTTCTCGAACTCAGCGCTTCCGGGAGCGAACTCCTGACCGTCCAGGGCTTGGCAGACCTCGCACACATTGTCATCTAGGAGCGCCGAGTAGATGCCCTTGCTTACCAGACCCTCGTCTATCTGCTCGTTGATCTCCACGCCCCGGCCCATGCCGAAGGCTTCGGCGATGAGCAGTCCGGCCGTGTTGAGCACCGTGCGCTTGACGGTGTTCTCCGCCGTCTCGGTTAGTGTCTTTAGCGCCAACGTAGCCTCGGCCGCCGCCCGCACCATGCGTAGAGCCTCGTCGATGATCGACGCTTCGATAGCCTCAGCTATAGCCTTGGCCCGACGTGCGGCTTTTACCGCCTGCCAGGATTTGATTCCGTCATCGGAGAGTAGATCGTCCGCATACCCCCGCACGCCCGACTGCCGCGCCCGAATGACGTTATCGGCCGGGACACCTTTACGAGCCCGCTCGTGTTCGTCGCGAACCGTTTGCCGTCCGTAGGCCACCAGGGGTTTAAGCTCGCCTTTGATCTTAGAGGTGAGCTTGGGTAGTCCTGAGGCTTTGAGCGCCGCGATGCTCTCATAGTCGCCCTTGCGAATGAACCGCATGGCATCGCTTACGAGCCCTTCGGCCACCTCGGAAGCGACAGAGCCGACCCGCTCCTGGAATCCCTCTTTGGCCGCGTCCAAGTCGTCTTTGATCTGAGCAAAGGCTACGAAGCGTTCCTCGTAGCGCACTTCGCGCCAGAAGGGTTTTGGTTCCTCTTGGGCCATGTGCCGGTTGGCACGAGGCGCCTCGCGTGCCAGCGCCGGGAGTGAGAGGGTGTCGCGCAGCCAATCCTCCATCGTTTCATCGGCCGTAAGCGCTCCCACCTGCACCAGATCACGCACGATGGTAGCGAGCATCCGCATGTCGGTATCGAGGATTCCCGAGGCTATGAGCTTCGGATAGCCCGGCCGCTCGCCCCAGTTGTAGACGACGATATCCCTAATCGTCTCTTCGCTCAGGGTCTCGGCTATCTCATCGGCCACCGCAAGCAAAGACAAGTCAAAGGGGCCTTTCTGCTCCTTGGCCGTGGCTCGGCTACCGGCCGAGTTATTGGCTCCCAACTCCATGAACTGCATGAGCGCATTGACGGATATATCCCGCTTGTGCGCCTGGATGGTGTTACGGATAGCGTCATTGTTGTACGTGCCCGAGCACAGTTCGAAGTTCATCCCCGGCAGCGTTATGACATACGAGCTTTCGCTGGCGTTTAGGTGGGCCATGATATCCTCGGCCCGGGTGATGGCCTCGTTTACGTCCAAGCCATCCAGAGTGTCGTAGTGGAAATGCGGCAGACCCACGGCGGCCCGCTCTAGGCCGATGGCGTCGATCTTTTCCAGCATCTCCACGTAGTACCAGGATTTGTAGGCCGAGCGTAGAAGAGACTTGCCCTCTAAGTTGTCCCCCTCGCGCTCGTTGGTGAAAACGACGGCGTTCTCTGCGGGAATCGGGGGAGGATTCTTGCCCATAGGAAGTCTTTGCTGGATGGCCGTGAGCGTGTAAGGAGGCTCGTCTAACCCTATCCACTTGTCGATTGTCTGCGGCAGCCGCGGCTCCAAAGAGGCGAGCCAATACATCCTCTCCGGCGCTCCGGTGTCCTTCATCTGCTCCGGCCGGTCGCGTAGCTCCCAGACTTCCTCCAGCACAGAAAACCCGTAGTCAAGACACAGTAGCGCATGGCGTAGTACGCTTCGCCAATGTCGCACCCCGCCCGCAAAGAGCATACGCTCGACCGCCATGGCGATACGCTCCCCGTCCGGATCGTCCTCCGAGGGCTGAACCGTCCACTTGGCCTGCAAGATAGGGAGCTTGATACCCCGCAGCGTCATAGCGACCTGGGTATCAGAGCGGCGCATCTTGTCATAGATGGCGACGCCCGTTCTCCCGGCCAGATCGTACTTGTAGTCCTCGGTTATGCGCCCGCCCCAGGCCCGCGTTCCCGAGCGACCGATAGGACCCGGTTCCGGAGACCTGCGCTTGGGCTCACGCTTGAGCAGTCGTAAGTTCAAATGAGCCTCCTAGAAAACCTGGGAACGGATGCCCGCCGTGGCGGGGCGAAATGCAGAGCGCGTCGATTGAGGAAGCGCGTAGGTTGACGGCCGCTCCCAAAATGCTTGAATCACCGCGTCGGCCGAATCGGTGGAGCGATTAAGACGCTTGCGAATATCGTCCTTGGATTCCACCTTGATCTTGCCGCTTGAAGTCACGCGCCACTTGGGGGCCGTCAAATCCCCGATGAGCATGTCATCGGAGGGTAGAGCCACAGATTCACCCTGCGAGGGGTCCAGAAGTTCGCGCATATGCCACCAGGCGGCCGAGCGCTTATCGGCGAAGCCCAGTTCTCCTGAGCTGTCGGTGTTGCTTGTCGATTCTCCGGCGTTGAAAGCTACCACTTGGAGTTTCTGCTCCCGAAGCCTGTCTACCACCCCGGCCCCGATGCCGATTACGTCTACCACGGCGTATCCACCCCGCTGCAACACTCCGGCCACGCGTCCGGCCGTCTGCATCGTATCCTCAAGGCTTGTATACCTGAGTTCCGTGATGTGCCACCCGTGGCGGAGCGCAACGGCCGTCTTGTCGGCCCCCGAGCGGGCCACGTCCACCCCGCAACAGGTGAACGGCTCTCGAGGGGTTTCCGTCCAACGGGCCACGGCCGCCTCCACCCAGGCGAGAGGGATAACCGAATCCTCATCGGAACTGCAAAACTCGCCGGCCACGCGATTCTGATACACGGCGGATTGTTCCCCCCACTGCCGGGCTCGCTGCTGTGCCCATTGTCTGCTTACCCGTCCGGCCGCTATAGCCTCGTCAAGTGTCACGTGCCGCACGCGCCAATCTTCATAGCCGGGTTTGCGCTTGTGGATATCGTAGAAGCGTCCCACCGGCTCGCCCGGAGTGGACACCGCCAGCGCCAATGCCTCAAGCGCCCCGTCATCACCTCCCGAGAAAGCACCTTCAGCCGCGTCCCAGGTAGCGTCGGGAATGGTCTTGGACTCATCGAACAGGTAGAGAATGTGATCCGCGTGGGCGCCCTCGATAAGCGCCGGTTGGTTGGAGGCAACGGCCGATGCCTGCCCCGTGGTGAGTTTCAGGTTAAGCTGCAAAAGCTCAGCGTCGCTGAACGGCTCACGGCCCAACCTGTCCCAACGAAGAAGCCGAGCCCACTTGTGGATCTCCGGCCACAGGTAGACTTCCAACTGCCGCCAGGCGCTTGCTGTGGTTATAACTTTCCAGTCCTCTCCGTCACGGGTAAGCGCGAAAATGAGAACCGCCCAACTGGACAGCGCCGTCTTGCCCAACCCGTGCGGACCTCGAATAGCCAAGCGCCGATGCTTGAACAAATCATCCAGAGCCTGTTCCTGATACGGTGTCGGCCCGCGTCCTTCCGGCCAGCGGAAGCACTCACGCAGGAACGCTACCGGCTCAGACCAATACCTTCTCGCCCCGCTCGATTGACGGCTCAGAGTCTCTAGTCTCGCCAGTCTCTCCCGGCGCTCCTTCAGCGCGTCCAGGTTGCTCTGCAAGACTTCCGTCGATAGCCCCGCGACGCGCAAGCTCGGACTCAAGACGCTGGATTTCCTTGTCGATCGCGTCAATCGTTACCACCTCTTCGCGCCCGGTGACCTCCCCGGATTCAAGCCTGAACTTGTCGATGAGAATCCCAATGGCCGTGGCATACTGCTGACAGGCTTGAGCGGTAGCTTTGGGATAGGTGACCTCCATCGGACCGGCAGGACCGGCGCTCTTAAAGTCGATATGCTCTTCGTCCATGCGGTGAGCCAAATCAACGGCCTTGTCGATGAGAAGCTGCTTTAGCTCGGCACGCTTAGCAGCGATGTTTACCTCTCGGGCTGCAATAGCCGCCTCGGTTTTTTCCTTGTGCAATGTGGCGATGCCTGCCTCTTTGCACCAACGGCAAAGAGTGGCATATGAGGGCGCCCCCTCAGCCTTACTCGCTTGGTACGGCCCCCACTCGGCGCACGCGGCTAGAGCCTCGGCTTTCTGCTTTGGGCTGTACGTCCGCTTCATAGAATGTTCCTTCCAGCACTACCCCGCCGCCAAAAGCTATCAGCTTCAAGACTTCGGGCAATTGCCCTCCGTCGGTATCAAAGGTCAGCCGAGCCGACTTGTCGGTAGGGTCGATTTTCGCCGGAGCCGATATGTCCGCGAATACCAGCCTAAACCTAGCTACCTCATCCACGCCCACACCTTTAGCCCCAGCATCTTCCAACCCGGCATAACCCGAAAGCCATAGACAACGCTGTCCTCCGACGCATAGCAGGCGTCGAAACCGAAGAGCCAATGTCGAATCCTAGTCATATCCGTAGAGCAGCCGGTTTGTATCCGATACAAGCCACAACTTCTTTCCCGAGATACTTCATCGCGGGGCATCCTCGCTGGCCGTACAGACACGTCCGGCACACATCGGGGCTTGTCACGTAGGAGCGACGTTTCGCATCTGGAGCCTTCACACCGCCACCTTTCGAAGATATTCCCGCCTTGCCATGAATCGCTCAAAATACGGCATGGCTTTATCCCACTGACCCGTTGCCCGCCAGTAGAGCGGGGCCTTGCGGATTAGGCGCTCGATGGTGGGACCGTGGCCCTCGTGCTGGCGCATGTGACAAACACGGCACATAGGAACGACGGGGAGCTCGGGATGTTTCTTGCGCTTGCGGTTGCCTACCGCTTCCGGCCAATGGCAGTTCTCGAGGTCGGGGCCATTGCAAACGAGGCAGTGAGTGGTCATGCCAGTCGCATCTTGACGCGCCCGAAGATGGTCTCCTGGGCGTAGCGCTGGCCTAGCTGCACGTAGCGCCCACGCCGGTCAAGAACCCAACGGACACAGAACCCGGCGTACTCATCAGCACATACCCAGGTAGGTTGCTCGACACCGTTAACGTAGCACTTCACGTCACGGGCTGACGGCCTCCGCATGGCGACCTCCGAGCATAGAAAAAGGCCGGCGGCGCTTGCCTACCGGCCTTAGATTCTGGTACACCAGTTAACCATAAACAGCTTAGCATGGTGTACCGTTTCTGTCAACTACCAGCGGACACCATACGCCCAGAGCGTACCCGTTGACCAGACAAAACCGCTTGGACTGTACTCTTAGAACACCTCAACTCTCTGGCTATCTTCGCCTTTGAGATACCCTCTTCGGCCATCTCACAGATACGCTTATTTCGGGCTGAGGTATTCAAACGAGGCTTGTCATTCACTACCGCCTCTTGGAACCACGGCACGTCACCAGGCACGTCTTCGGCCATGAATCTGAGCCCGTCCTTGCAGCGCTCGGATACTCGCTCGGGCTCATACCAGGTGAAGATCCCATCCTCCACGCACTGCATGACAACCGCGACGGCCCACTCCCGATGCTCCTTCTCGAGTTTCTGCATCGCGAGTCCCACGGCGTGAAGACGATACTTCTTGCTGAGGCCACGCTGATAGCGAAACCATGAAAGCACCTTCTCCGCCGGCCACCCCTCGAATTCCTCCATGACCGGCGGTCTCCAGTGCGGTTTGCTATCGTCATGTTCCAGTTCGTTGAAGTAGCCGATAGTCCCATTACGGTTGAGTCTCAGCATCGTGTAGTGATCGGGGAGCAACCAGAGCACAGTGGCGATGGCTTGAGCCTTCTCCGCGAGGTCCTGCATCCGTCACCCCCTCAGCTTACGGGCCTGCAGCCATATCTCATGCCAAACGTTAGGCACTTCCGAGGGACCATCAGCGCTAAAACCCGCCAGATAGCGACGCACATCGAGTATCATCAACTCCGGCTCTGGCATCTCCGCCACCTTACGAGTTATCTTAACGTGTGCAGCGAGAGTATTGAGAATACGGATATACTCACTCATAGGCGGGACCGTCTTAGGTCCACGGGGGTCAGCGAATAACCGCTCTATCTGCTCAGGCGTCAGAATCACCAGTCCTCCTCTGCCCGCCAGCACAACTTTCCGTTGCGTGGAGTGAAGAAATCGACAACGTAGCGCTTACCGTCTGCGCGGTAGACAGCCATCCAAACATACCCTGTATCCATGCGCTCAATGTGCACGGCTGTCACGTGTTCAAAATAGATATCATCCTGAACGTCGGGAGAACCATCGTCGTCAATCAGTGTGCTCATGGCTCTCCCCCTCTGGGTGTCCCGCCCGCAGAGAAACAAGCTCTTCCACAAAGGCTATCTCAGTAAGCGCTCGCCAGAACTTGTTGCCATGCACGTTCATCAAGCGCACCCATTGGCCGCTGGGAGATACCTCCAAGACGCGATATTCCTCGACAAACTGATTCTCAAAATATCCCTTACTGTTCAGCTTTAGCAATACTCGCTTGCCTACCAAATCCTGTGCAAATAGCTCTTTCACGGCTCCATCCCCTTTCGTGTCCTTAGCACCGGCACGCATACAGACCATACCGCTTCGGGAAACGTCATAATTCCAGACAGGCACACACGTACCGCAGCCTCCATCATGTACTCGACATCATCGGGTTTGTAACAGAGCGCCAGCGTAGACTGTGCCCAAAGAAGCTCCTGCGAAGATGCGATATCTCTCGCAGATGGGTTGCTCATTCTGTCACCTCCAAGAACTCGCAAGCCTCTTCGTATGCCTCACCCCATCCATGCCCCGCAGATAATCCATCGCACAGTCTCTCCAGTAGTTCCCTCGCCTCCCTCAGTTCAGCGACAACAGCGGGAAGGTCTTCCTCGATAACCCGCGAGATATTCCCCGTCAAGGCTCTTAGGTCGTAAGCCTCGTTCGAGGCTCTAATGCGCGTCGCTTCTATGCGGTCTAGGTCAATCACAGCTTCGCCCCCACCTTCTTGGCAATATCAGCCAAAGTGCCCGACCACCACGTATCTTGCCGATGGAGAGGGGTGAGAGCCATGCTCACCAACTCCCGCACAGCATCCCGAAGGTCGGCCTGCTCTGCTTGCGCTACCTCGCGGCCCTTAAGGTAAGCGCTCTGAATTGGTGGGCTTGCCGTCACCCATCGACCATTCTCGTTTCGCTCAACATATCCATTCTGGTCTGCGCGATAGTGATAACCCTGAGGAGTCGTCCACCCTACCCACTCCCTGCTCTCAGCTTCGATCAGCGCATCGAGAGCGGCTTTGGCATCGGGCCAATCTTCAGTAGACGGCTGTACTAGGGAAATAACCCATATCCCGTCAGTGGTTAACTCTTCAACAAACCAGCCTCCCGTATCTCCCCTGCGCCACCGATATGTTCTGCCGTCCTTGCCGATGTACTCACCAGGACTCATGCTTGCCCCCTCTTCCACGGCCCCTCTGTCGCCTTGCTGCAATACTCATCTATGCGGTCTAGGTCAATCACAGCTTCGCCTCCACCCTCTTGGCGACGGTTACAGCGTAATCAAACCAAGCTCGATTTACGACAATCCCGCCATAGTCAACACCACATCGGCTGGCGACCGTCACCGCCTCCACCAACTCCCGCACAGCATCCCGCATCTCCGCCTGCTCCGCCTCTGCCACCTCACGGCCCTTGCGGTAGGCTTTGGGCCAGCGCTTGTCGGTGGGATTCGTCAACCCTCTCCAACAGCAGATGCCTCCTTCATGCCTCACTTGCGGGTCTGAACCGTCTGCCTGGATACGGGCGTTATCGTCGATCTCCACCCACCCCTCGCTCTCGGCCTCGGCCAACTCGTGACGAGCTTTCTCGGCCTTTTCGATGTCGGGGAAACGTGCACACCGAAACCACACCCCGTCGATACGCTCCCTGTGCTCATACTCGTCGAGATCGTGTGCCCATCCGTATCTAATGCCGTTGACTTCGTACTCACCTGGATTCATGTTTGCCCCCTTAATCTCTTGCTCCGGCACCTTGGTACACACTCCATCCTTGAGCAGCGGCCCGTTCCTCCGCCGCTGATTGCATCTCAAACGTCTGCGCCGCTCCATCGAACACGAAGCTCTCCATGCCTGTTTTCCCCATGCGAACCTTAGCGACGATGAAAGCCCCTTCATCCTTGGCCGTCTTGTTGCTCTCGTCCCGCTCCCGGTACACGAAGATGATCTGATCGGCCGCGTTCTCAATGGCTCCCGAGTCGCGCAGGTCGAAGATTCCCGGCACGTAAGCCTTGAGCCGTTCCTGCGGACGTGAGAGTTGCGAGAGACAAAGGACAGCGCATTCATACTTTTGTGCGAGGTACTTGAGCCCGTAGGCGTTGCGGGTGGTGCCCTCCGTCCGCGACAGAGTACCGATATCGAGCAACTGGAGGTAATCGACAATCAACAGATCGGGCCTCAGCGCCTCCGTGAGTTCCTCGATCTCGCTCAGTAGCCGCCGATATACCAGGTTAACGTTGCGGTGGTACGGCATCCCCTCGGCAAGCTCGAATGCGTACTTGTCGTTATGCTCCGGCTTGCCCCCGTAGAGCCTGCCCGTATCGAGGCCGAACCTCTGAGCAACTCGAATCGCAATCTCGTCTGCGGACATTTCCAGGCTGACCATGAGAACGCTATGTTCTTGACGAGCGGCCGCAATCATCGCCTCGATTGCCGCTGCGGTTTTGCCCGTGCCCGGGTATCCCGCCAGGAACGTGATCCAACCGGGACGCATACCCCGCGTGAGCTTGTTAACTACCGGCCACGGATAGTCGATACCTCGCGGCATAGGCGTCTCGGCATAGACGGCGACCGAGCGCACAGCTTCCACCAGATTGACAACCCCATCCGGAAGCGGAGGCCGCAATACAAGTTGCTTGAGTTCGTCGGCCGTTCCCCCGTTGCGTACCCAGTCGGTAACGTCTCCCTTGATCGGGAGCCCGGGAAGATTGAGCACCGTAGCGTCGGCTGCGATCCCGGCAAGCGCCCCTGTTACCAACTCCGCGTGTTGTTTCCCGGCCTCGTCGTTGTCTGGCAGGATCACGACGTGAGCACCGCGCAAAGCCTCGGAACACTCACGCGGCCATTTGCCGGCCCCTCCCGCATTGCACGTAGCCACCAGTCCGAGGGCCTCCAGGGTGTGAACGTCCTTCTCTCCCTCGACCACGAATACCCGGCGCCCGGCCTCTACCGCCTTGCGGACAGTGGGCAGGTGGTAGAGCACCCGCGGGGTGTTCCCCAGGCTCCATTCCCAATCATCGCCCACCGGCCGACGTTGCCGGAAGTCCTTGGGAAAGAAGCGGACCACCTGGAACAGGAGCTTGCCCGCCTCGTCGGTGTAATCGTAGGTGGCAAGGATTTCACCCTTGCCCTTGGGATCGTCGGGGAATAGCTCCTTCACGTCCAGGCGCAGGGCTTCGAGAATATCTGCAAGTTCGCACCCGGCATGGCAATGCAAAAGAATCCGCCCGTCCGTTCCCTCCGAGACGCTGAGCGACGCCCGCTTGTCATCGTGGGCCGGGCATTGAGCCGTCCATCCCTTACCGGCACGTTTTACCCCGTGGAGCATCTTGAGCAGATCATCGACGTGAATCATGCTGAACCATACTTTTCTCGTAATTGCTCCATGCCGGACTTCTGCACCGGAATTTCATCGGTCCATCTCTCCCCGTTTAACCAAGTAGACGCCAGCGGAATGAATTGGCGATCTCTCTCGGCCAATATCGGAGCAAGTCGTTCGATACCTTGCAGCACAGTATCCACTCCGGCCTTTTGTATCGCTGTCTTGAATGCCTTGCGAGCCTGTCCCTTTCCCTCCTTACGTGGGTAGAGTTTCCAGAATGCGTCAAATTTGGAGTCGTCCGGCGCTGTGCGCTGGACAATATGTTTAGTCTCTCTTGTATCTATGTATTCAATGGGCACATCCTGGTGTGCCTCGCTCAGCACACTCTCGTGTGCCTCGCTCATTACACTCTCGTGTGCCTCCCCCTTATTATGTGGCCCCTCGTCGTGTGGCAGGCCCATGACTAGGGTTTTGGCTACGCTCCAACGCCCCCATGCCTCATAATTCTTGTTCAGACTCCAAACAGCACTACATCCGAAGGACGGAGCACGTACCTGCTTGAGCACTCCCTCGGTTTTGAGTTCGCTCAAGCTCCGCTGGATGCTGTTCCTGTGCCGCCCCGTGATTCGTTGCAGCAAAGCTTGAGAAATCGGAGCGCTTTTCTTGCCGTGATCGCCATAAGTGCGTCGTATCACTGCCAACACAACTTCTTTGTGGGTAGCGGGCATGTGCGATAGCAGAATCGCGTCAAACAGCTCCTTGGAAAACTGAACGAAGGGCGTAGGCTGAGGGTTAGCCATCGGACTCTCGGTATCTGACGCGGATTGTCCAGTTGTTGCCTTCATCAGGTGATGTCCAAACAATAGAAGCTACGCCAGTTTCTAAGTTCCTATATATGCTTGCGTACTCGCATTGTTCGAAGTTAAAAGCTTCTTCATCGTGTTCCATCAATAAGAGGTAAATGAAAGAACGAAGACACCGTTCATGTTCTTCCAGCGCTGCTATTTGCTGTTGTGCTTCTTTTGTTTTTGCCGCAACTTCGCTTGGATCTATACCGTTAGTCATATTGCGGCATACCGCGAATAAATAGGGTTTCCATTCGTTGTCATATCGTAGTCGTCCAGATTTGATCTTGGGCCCCACAACAGTAAAAGCTTTTTCTACTACCTCGGGCGCATTATTCGCCAGAAGTCGCCTAACCAATGGCTCCGATGGTGCCCAGCTAAGACCGGAAATGTTGTACCAATACTCAATAAGTGAATCGACAGCTCCAGCAAGCAATTTGTCTTTCTGTCGCTTTGCCTTCTGATATCGTTTGAGTTCGGCTATTTCTTGCTGTGTCTTCAACCACATAAGATCAGCATCGGGACGTACGATTCTGTCTCCCAGTGTGCGTTTGCCCTTGCCGCGGTTGCACTTATCACATGCGGTGATGAGGTTCTCTTGTTCATTGCCTCCGCCTTCAGCTACCGGACGGATATGGTCAACTTCAAGAACAACTTGGGGGGGCTGAGCACCGCAATACTGGCAAGTGAAGCTATCGCGCTTGAAGATCTCGAAGCGGAGCTTTTTGGAGAGGGTTTGCCGTTTGGCTTGCGTGGTATCATTCACGTGTCACCTCGCCTAGTTCGAGTGTGTCCGCGTCCCGGGAGTTCACCGCTCGCCGGGACACCTTTGTATCCATCATACCTCTCCCCCCGGACGCTCCCTCTCCCGGTAGGCAGCAAGGGCGCGGGCAAGGTTTGCGCTTGCGGGTGGGTCTTGTGCCTCCGCCCTCTCCCACAACCCGCAGCACAGATACCCGTCCTCCAGGTACACACTGGCGTCGGCTGCTGCTTCCTTGGCGCATCCGTCCGTCTCGGCGTGTTTGCAGCCCTCGCAGCAGTACCAGTCGGCCATGTCGATGAGATAGGAGAGTTTCGTGACTGCGTTTGAGGGCATCATGACTGCGCCTCCCGCAACGCGGTAAGGGCAGCGCGCAGATCGGCATACGTCTCAGCCGTCCACATCTCCATGCGGGCCTCTGCCGCCTCTGCCACTTTCAGCAAGGCGCGAAGCTCACGTTCCCAAATCTGCGGGGCGGTCTCATCCGAGTAGCCGTACCTCATACGTTGGCGATCATGTCGCCTAAGCCGCTCCCTGATTGACTCAATGCTCATCGCTCCCCCTCCAACATCTCCCACAGCCAATCAGTGTATTTAGCCCCTGCCGCATCCCACGCCGCATCCCACGCCGCAGCCCTCGCCGCATCCCTCACAGCCCACGCCGCATCCGCCGCAGCCCACGCCGCATCCGCCGC